CGAGTCGTGCCGGTACAGCGCTCGCTTGAAATCGCCGCCGAGCGCCGTCGCATCGAGCTGCGTGTTCCCGGCGGCGACCCAGATGTCGGCCTGGACGTCCATCGGATCGAACGTCGCTTCGTAGATCTCGCCCGTCCGGTTGCCCTGGTCGTCAGTCGTGTAGCCGACGCGGTCAGTGTTCCACTGGTCCGCGCGGACTGTCGACGTGGGTTGCAGCGTCACGATCGGCTGCTCGTAGCGGTTGCCCGCGCCCGAGGGATCTAGCTCCTCTGTTGCGTAGCTGCCCCCATCGAAGCCCGGCGACTGCTCGAGGGCACGGACGATCGCGTCGAGGACCTCCTGTGGCGTCATATTGGTTACAAAAACCTCGCGAACAGCTGCTCGATCTCATCGCTGATGTTCTGCGTCAGGTCGGACTCGTGGGCGCGGAATGCTGGTCCGAGGTATGGCTGCGCCGGCGTGCCGGGGTGTTCGACGCGCTGCCGGAAGATGAGCGCTCCGTCCTGGCCCTCGAACGCGAGGGCATCGGCATCGTCTGGGGTGATGACGTGCGGCGCCGTTCCGAGTTCCACCGCGGCGGCATACTCGGTCTTCGCGCCGACGACCCATGCGCCGATGTCCAACCGGCGGGCCTCGATGCTTGCCCGGAGCGCACCGGTGTCGACAGAGACCTTCCGCTTGGCTGTCCCTTCGATCTGGAAAGCGGTTGTCTTGACGCCCTCGTCGACTGCACCATCGATGTTGTCAGCGACGTCGCGAAGCCCCTCCGCAAAGTCGACGAACTCATCGGCCGCCTCGTCGAAGCCGTCGATGCGCACGAGTTCACCTCACGCCGAGTAGATGACGTTGGTGTCGTCGCTGCTTTCGTCGGCGTCGGAGGTCTCGATGCTTGAGCGCAGCGAGCGGTAGACATCGTGGACCTCGGTGGCGAACTCCATCGTGTCGTCGCCAGCGCCGCCGTACATCTGCCCCGAGAGTGCGTCTTCGGGATGCTCAGGACCGATGAAAAGCAGGTACGATGCGTAAGCGTTCGCGGCGTTCGCGTGCAGTGGCGTCGCCTCGTCGATGGGCTGGCCGTCGTTGACGTCGGCTTCGAGCTTCGCCTCGGCGGTCTCGGCCTTATCGAGTTTGGCGGCGGTGTCGTCCGCCCACAGATCGGGCCCCGTCAGCGGGATGTCGTCGAGGCCCTCGATGTACTTGAGGTCCGATTCGGCGTCGTAGGCCATGACTCAGTCACCCCTCCACAGCGTCGAGTGCGTCGCTGATCGCCTCGAGGGCGGTCGTGCGGTTGTCACCCGTCGTCTCCGCCGTGCGGAGCGCCTCCAGCGCGTCGACGCCGTAGTCGCTGGCGTCGAGCTTGTCACGGAGATCGTCGACGGAGTACTCACTCGGGGCGAACGGCGGCCCCGCCTCATCGCCGGCCTCCGCTGTGGACTCGTTCCCACTAACGCCGTTGACGTCGGCTGTCGCGACGCTCCCGCCGAGTTCGATATTCGGATACTGGTCGGCGATCGCCTCGGCGACGTCGACCGACGCCATCGCAACGCCGTCCTCGAACGCGAGCTCACCATCGGGATGCGCACCGAACGACAACGCCCCGGAGAAGTCCGGATCGGTTCGCTCGGTGTCAGCGATGTGGAGCCGCTGGGCGTCTTCAGGCATGGGCGATCAGCCCTGGACTCTCACAGCCGCATCTCCGAACTTCTCGGTCCAGCCGTACGCCGCCTTGATCTTCATCTTGATCGCGTCGGCGTCGAAATCGGTGGTCTGGTCCGTGTCGACGGGCTGCCACTCGCCTTCGTACCCGAACTCGTCGGTGTCGACGACGATCGCCTCGTTGGCGCCGACGGTGACGTTGTTCGAGAACATGAACCGGATACCGGCGAACTCGCCGAGCTCGCCATTCTGGACGGCCTCGTCACCGAGGTCGGTACCGCGCTCGGCGAGATAGTTGATCAGCGCCTCCTTGCCGCTGGGGCCGACGAGCGCCATGTCGGCGGTGAAGCCGTCGTCGCCGCGCTGGGCGAGTTCAGTCACGCCGGCGTTGATGTCGGTGAACGACAGCGTGCCGTCGTCGTCGCCCACGGCATTCGCCGCCGGGGCGGCGGCGTTGAGGACCGCGAACGCGGCCCGGTCGAGGCGCTTGGACATGTTCTTCGCGTGGCCGTCCAGGTGATCCTGCAGGAGATCGAAGATGTTGTCGTTGATGTCCTCCTCAGGGATCTTCGACCCCTTCTTGAAGATCTGCCGGACGACTTCGGGGCGACCGTACTCTTCGCGGTCGTAGGTCGTGTCCGCGCCAGGCTCGACTTCTTCGGGCTCGCCGAGTTCCTCGGCGGGCACCGGGATCTGGTAGGATTTGCCCGCGCCATCCGGGATCCCGCCCGGCGGCTCCTGGTAGAACTCACGGACGACGGTCTGTGCTTCGATCCGATCCGCAGCCGCCTCACGGACGGTCTGCGGGTCGACAATCTGCTCGATGTCAGGAAGTGCCATCTAAAAGTCCTCGTGTGATCTGCTAGTGGTGGTGTGTGGTCAGTTCAGACGTCGACGTGCGCGTACCCGCCGGGGACGTCGGGGATGCCGTTCGGCGCAGCCCCCTCCGCGTACATCGTCATGATCCCCTTCGCCGAGGAGCCAGCGGCGAGCTGGCCCTCGGTCGCCGACGCGCCGAGTACGACGCCGCCACCGACGCCGGCAGCGACGTCGGCGACGACCGGCCCGGAGTAGGTGACGAGCACGTCATCGCCGGCCTCGATCCCATCCGGATAGTAGCCGACGACGCCGTAGACGGTCGTGTCGTTCGTGTCGTCAGCGGCGACGAGTTCGTCATTCGCGTCGAGTGCGACGGCGGCACCGGACTCCAGCGATTCGGCAGCGATCCGCGTCTCGGTATGCTGGGCGTCGCCCTTGTGGCTCTGCCCGGGCTTGAGACTCATGCGCCACCTCCAGTCAGGTCGGCGAGTTCAGCTTCGAGGCGGTCGCGCTCCTTCTCGGCGAGCATGCCCTCCTTGTCGTTGAGCTCGGAGAGCTTCGCTTCGAGCTCCTGCTTGCGCTCGCGATCGGACTCCGAGAGCGTGGCTGTCTCCGTCCCCGCGCCGGAGCGGACGTCGGCCTCGGCGGCCGCGGCGTCTTCAACGCTCGCCTCGTCGATGTCCTCGAGCCACTCACGCAGCTGGCTCAGCGACAGGTCCGCCTGCAGCGCCTCCGCGTCACGCGGGACGTGCTCGGCGAGCGCCGCCGCGAACGCGCTTTCGGCCTCGTCGACGGCCGCAGCGCGTGCTTCCAGCGTCTCGTTCTCGTCCCGGAGCTCCGACAGCTCGGCCTCCAGGTCGTCGATGCGATCGGTCTTTTCGGACAGCCGAGCCTTGAGCTCGGTCACGTCCGGGTCAGTGGTGTTGTCGTCGTCTCCCATGTCTGGCTCCCGCGATGCAGCTGCTGCACCGCGTTCACAATCGTGATTGGAATCTACAGTGGTGTTCGCGTCCGTGTCAGTGCGCCCAGCATCCTCGGGCCCGGTGCCGTCATCGGCCGCTGGGGAAGCGGTCGCCGTTGCCGACTGCGCCGCCTCGGCGTCGGTCGCGCCGTAGCTGTCGTCCCGCGCCGCCTCAAGCAGCGATTGCGTCCACTCGGATAGCGCCGACTCAGTCTCTTCGGAGAGGCCGTCGAAGCCGCCCCGAGCGCCCGAGAGCGCCCCATCGATCGCGACGAGCGCCCGCGTGTTCACCGGGGCATCGACGCCGGCGCGGAACGGTGCCTTCCAGTTGGACTTGACGTCCCGGGCGTCGTCATCGGCCGGGACGACGGCCATCGTCCGGTCAAGGACGTCGGTGGCCTCCTCGGAGTCCGAGGGGTTCGGCAGCGACGCGATGACGTCGTCGCCGTTCCACTCGTCGTCGGTGAAGCCCGGTCCGTCGTCGGCGGTGATGTCGTCGATCGAGACGTTCGTGGGTTCGTACGGGATCGCGGCGGCGGCCGACTGCTGGTCGCGCCACGCCTCGATTTCCTCGTCGGGAGCCGTGGCGAGCGGCGGGTGATCATCCTCGCTTATCTCGGAGTGGCAGGCCGGACACCGCATCGTGTTGAACGTGCGCTCACGCTCGCCGCACTCCCGGCACATCGTCGGTGGGACGGGGTCGTCAGCTGTGGGTTCGGCCATCTGCGCCCGTTCGGGGGCGTCCCAAGATCCGACTCTAGACTCGTACTGGAGCGCCTGTCCCTCGTACTCGCCCTCGCCGTCAGCATCGTCCGGCTCGCCCCGCCAGACATCGAGAACGAGCACCGGCTCCTCGTCGCTATCGCGGGTGACCTCGGTTCCGTCGAACGTCCGGGTGAGGACGCCCTCGTCGACGGCCCTCTCAGCGACACGGCCGTACGCCGTGCCGTCGCCCCAGTCCCACTGGACAGTTTCGCCCTCTTCGTAGTCGCCCGCGAGCGCTGCCGACGAGGACGCCGGGACGTCATCCCGGCCGTCGCCTGAGTGGGACGCATCCGCAGTCGACTCCTGAGCCGGCGCGGCAGGGAAGTTCTCGAGGAGCGTCACCGAGTCCGGGTTTCGCGCGACCTGCGTCTCGGTCGACTCCCACGTGTTGCCCTGCCCCGGCCGATACCGGACGGCGAGGATCGCGGGCGCTGTGACGCGCCGGTCGATGTCGAAGACGTCGTCGTACGATCCCGACTCGATCGACCCACGGACCTTCCCGTAGGCGAGCGTGCCGTTGCCGGTCCGCCACGAGACGACGTCGCCGATGTCGATCTCCTCAATATCCGCGAGTGCGGCCTCCGCTCCGTCAGCGGTGTCCGGAGCTCCGTCTGCGTTGATGTCGACGCCGCCATCGCCGGCGAGCGCGTCATGGATCTCGGCGGGCGAGAGCGCGGCCGCCTCGCCCGACTCGGCCGTCGCCGATGGCGCCGCCCCGCGCTGGACGATCGCCATCCCGGTGAAGTTGATCCCGGTAGCGGCCATCGCTGTCCCGCGAGACGTCTCGACGTTGCCACCGTCGTAGTGGTCCGCCTCGATCGATACGGTGAGCCGGCCGTTGTCGACGCCTTTCGCAAGTTCGGCGTCGGTGAGGGCGGCCTCGTAGACAACGCCACGGTCCGGGAGATAGCCGGCGTCGACGATCTCGCCCACCTCTTGCTCGGAGTGGAGCGCCTTCACCGGCGTGCCGATGAGCGAGGCCGCTGCCTCCTGGAGCTCCTCGGCGCCCCAGTACTTCTTGCCGTGGAGGCCGTTGGTGACATCGCCCGCGCCGATTGCAATGCCCGAGATCCGGTGCGCCGACTCGTCGTCGGGATCCGGCGGATCTGGGTCGGCGAGGCCGGCGATACGGCTCTCGATTTGTGCGTGACTCATAGCATCGTGATGTGTTGGAAAACTGCGTGTCCTGTGCTGGGTCTGGACCTCGGCCCCAGCGGGCGTCATCGGCGTTGACGTCGTCAGTCGACGATGGGTGCCAGTACGCACCTCCCTCCAGGATGGATCGGAGGCTTCAGCCCGTACGTCCCGGCGAGAGAATCCGGCTCGTCGTCATCCGGAGAGAACGTGAACGTCTCCGAGTCGATCGTCGCGAGTGGTATCTCGCGTCCATCGAGAGAGCTGCAGACTGGGCAGACCCGGCTGTCATCAGAATCAATCCATTCTCCGTGTTGGACCGTGTCGACGCCAGCCCGCTTGTACCGCGAAATCGTGCCCTCGGTGTAGGCGCTCACCGTTTCCGTCCGGGCGAGTGTCTCGGCCCGTGTTCGCTGCAGCGACTCGACCGTCTCGTCGAGCTCGCGGGCCGTCTTCCGTGGGTTCCAGCCCTTCTCAAGGCCCTCGGTGAGCGTCTCCCGGACTGGCTCGGCGGTGTCGGCCGTGACCGACTGCAGGTTCTCGTACGTCCGCGTGTAGATCCGACGCAGGTCACGCTCGGCGACCGGCAGCTGGAAGATGTCCTCAGCGTCCTCTACGGGCCCGATACTGACCCCCGCCGTCCGGAGCCGGGAGCGCCCCTGCTGCCACGCCTGGACGTACGTCGGCCGAAGCAGGTCAGCCGTCCAGTGCTCGCCGTTCCGGATCGCTTCTCGGTCGGCGGGCTTGAGGACGTCACGCTGGACGCGGTCGCCGAGCCACGCGATGAATGCCCCGACCTTCGCCGAGTCCGTCTGGAACCGGAAGATGTCGGGGGCGTCGTCAGGTGACTCAGCCGCCGTCGCCGGCGTGTTCGTTTTCGTCCGCAGCCCCAAGATGTCCTCCTCACCAACCCACCGGACGATCGCCTCGCGGACGTCCCGGAAACGCTCGCGGATAGCTGCGAGGAAGTCGTCGCGACGCTCCTTTGACGGGTCAGGCATCGTCAGTCACGCCCTCTCGCCACGCTTCCCACTGGAGGACGCGGTCTTTCATGCTCGCTGCGAGTCGGTTCGAACCAAGTTCACGGCGGGCGCCCTCGAAGGTGCCCCCCATCGACGACCACGCGTCGAGGAGAATGAGACGGTTCGACTTCGGCGAGTCCTCCCACGAGTCGGGGATGTCGAACGTCGTCTCCGCGAGCGCCGCGTCACCGTCGGCGAGTTCGGCGTCAGACATCGCGAGCGCCGCCGTCGGGTCGCCGACGCCCGTGTCCGGCATCTCCGTCTCCGAGAGCTCCGACGCCGAGTAGAAGCCGACGCCGACGCGGGCGTCCTTGAGGGCGACGATGTACGTCGGCGAGGAGTCGCTCGCGTCAATCTGCTCCCCGTTCTTGCCCTCGAGCGGCTCCGTCTCGACACCGGTCACGACGCCAAGCCCCTGCGGCGACTGGACGACGTCGCCCTCCAAATACTGTCGGGCAAGGGTGCCACGTTGAGCCTCCGTCGGATTGACGAGTGCCCACCCGTTCGCCCGAGCGGCGGCTCGGATAAGCTGGCGGCGATGGGCGAGGCTCTCCGAATCGAATGATTCGGCGGCGAGTTGGTCGGAGTTGACCGGCGGCGCTGCGGTGTCGGCGTCGGTCGCGTCCGCGACGCCCTCGAACGCCGCTTCGAGGTCTGCGTCGGCGGTCGCGGCCGGCGAGACTTCAAAGGGGTCGTCGTTGACCATCCCGAGCCGGTCGCCGTCAGAGTTGAGGATGACGCGCCTCATAGCCGGACCTCCGCATCGGTGCCAGCGAGGGCGCTGTTGATATTCTCTCGCATTTGATCCGGGATGTCGAACGCGTGTCGGTATGATTCAAGCAGCCGCGGGTGGTGTTTCACGAGAGATTTTGCGGTCTGGGCGTTTTCCGTGGCTGAGGTATCAGCCTGCATATATTCGTGGAGTCGGGCGAGTGTTTCATGCGTGTTGGTCGCTGAATAGTTCCCACCGATCGTCGCCTCCTCCGCCGCGGACTCGCCGGAGTTCTGGTTTATGAGGTTCATTTTAAACCATGCCGCGTTCGCTTCGCGGGCGACCCGGTGGATGCGTTCCGTCGCTGTGTCGCTCGGGTCGTCATTCCCGAGCACCTCATCGAGATCGGGCGACGATGACCCCCACGCGCCAGGGGTTCCGTTTCGCTTTTTGTTTACGTCCGGCAAGAAACCGTTCGTCTCATGGATGTCGGCCGATTTTATCTCCCCACCCCGACGGACGCCGACACGGAACGTTTCACCGTCCGGGCCTTCAAGTTCAAACCCACGGCGCGCGCCGACGACGTCGACCTCATCGCCGGTGAGCGTTTCAGCGATCCGGTAGTTCTGTGGGCCGCCCTCGTCGAATGTCTGGAGCGGATACTCATCAAAACGCAGCATATCGCCGACAGCCGCGTCTTCGGTCGCCCACGTCTCGAAGTCGTCCGGCTCGGAGAACCTGTTTGCCGAGAGTTCTCGACTCACTTCACCGCGGACGCGCGTCTCCCACTCGCTGCGGCCGAATGAGACCCCGTCTCCATCTGTGTCGATCGGCGTCTCATCCGGCGGTGTGATACTGTAACTGTCGATGTCGTCGGCTTCGCCCGCGGTGGACGTGAGGTCGAAGTCGGGGATGTCGCCCTCATAGTCGTGTGCCGCTCCGTTCGACTGTCCCCGAAGCCCAAACGCCTTGAACAAGTTATGAGCGGCTTCGTGGATAGATGTCTGTTCACTGAGCGTGGAAAGTTTGATCGCCTCGCGCCCCTGCCCGGCGACTTTTGCCGTTCCCGAGAAGTTCCGCAACTTCCCGTCGGCTCCAGGCCCATTATCGCCTAACTGCCCGAACCGTCCGAGCGTCTTTTCTGCGACCTCGCCATCTTTAGCAGCCGCGAGCCCGGCGGCGAGCTGTGGTCGAACCTCATCAAGGAAACCCTCTGCCCCGCGTTCGTCGAACGCATCGTCGTCGGGGAGGGGCATACTCCCGTAGTTTAGCGGGGCGTCGTCTCCAGTCGGGACGGACTCTTCGATCGCCGTAAGCGTCTCTTCGGTTCGCGCATCGAGATCGTCTCCCCACTCAAGATCGAAGTCTGGTGTCCTGACCGGCTCGGCTTCGCGGATAGTCCCTTTCGAGGAGCGGGCTTCAGAAGGGCCTCCGGCGGCGTTCGTCCCCCGAAAGACGAGGTCGTCAGCGTATTCGGGGTCCGCGACCTCTTCCACCTCAACATACGTTGCCATCCGCCCGTCGCCGACTTGTATCGTGTCGCCGGGTGAAACCTCTTCGGCGCTGAGCTCGGCGCCGGTTTCGACTGTGTCAATACCACGCCGGAACTCCGCTGCCGACGATGATGACGCGTCCCCGTTGCCATCGCCGACGTCGTCCAGGCTCGTCGCGTCGTTCGACACGCCGTCGACCGTCACCGGCGAGTCGGGGTCGAACACCGTGCCGGCGATGTCGCCGCCGTTCTCGTCGATGTACGACAGCGTCTCCGCCGCCGACATATCCCCGAAGTCCGGGGCGTCGTCGGGTAGGTCGAACGGCCGCTCGACGAACTGCCCCGTCCGCGGGTCGCGCGGGTGGAGCGACGGGTTCCAGTCGAGCTCGGCGACCTCGGCGAGCTGCTCCGATTCCGCGATCTCCGGCCGCCCGGCGGCGATCCACTCCGCCCATCGTCGGACCCACGCGTCCGAGAGCGTCTCGATGCCGGTCGGGATGACCGGCACGTCGCTAAAAGAACCGTCGTCGCCCTCGGAGTAGCGGGCCTCAAGCCAAGCTGTCTCGTTGCCCGGCGACAACTCCGCGTCGGTGAACTCCTCGAACGCCCGTTGGACCTCCGGATCCGTCTGGGCGGGTTCGAGCGCCGCTGCCGTGTCGTCGCCGACGTCGGTCGGCTCACCGAGCAGCTCGTCGGCGTCCATGTCGAGCAGCTGGTCGACGATCACCCGCCGCGGGATGATCGCATCGGCACCACCCTTCGGCCCGGCGGCCGTGCTCAACCCGCTCATCAGCGTGTTGAACGCGTCCGCGTCGAACGCATCGTCCTGCAGCGGGCTCTCCGCGTCCGGCGGCCGGATTTCGAGGTGGACATCGACACCGTCGGGGAGCTCCGCGTGTGGATCGCCTTCGAGGAACTCCGCGGCCTTCATCCGGATCGGTT